GAATTGAATATCCACTCGGGACGGTGTGCCAATCATCATTCCAAGCAGGCACATGTGACTTTACCCACACCAGCGGCTTGATCGTCACCCGCTGACGACTATCAGCGTTGATGACAGGATCGGCGGTTTGGCTGGCGGCAACGGCGGGGATGGCGGCGATGGCTTTTTCAACCCTGCGACATGCCATCATCCAGCCATCGGTTGTGCCGCCGTTATCATAGCTTCCAGACGGCGCTTCATCTTCTAGGGTTTGGCAGAGTTCTAATATTGCGCCGCGCCGGATCAGGTCGTTGTCGTAGGTCATTTGAGGCCCCTCCATATCCCGATAGAAACTACAATCGTGATGCCAATCAGAAACACGATAGCAACGTCATTTTCGTTGGTCATCACACCCCTCCTTTCTCAATCTCGGCCAGCACGTCGCGGGCGACTGCCCAAACATCACGAATGGTTTTTGCGTCCATGTCGTGAACACCATAGATTGGCAAAGCCGTGTGTTTAATTACCCGCAACGCCTCCACCGCCTTCTCCAGTCGTGCTTCGCACTCTGCCAGTTGCGCCTTGGTGTCGTCGTGCAGGTCGGCGCGGGTGTTCCATGCGGCAAAGCAATGCTTCGGCGGATATGCAGGGTCTAGCATTCCGTGGCCTGTGTTGCTCCATACCTCAGGATCGGCAAACCATACGTCACAGGCTTTGCAGCCTACGGTCCACCAGAAGCGGCCAAACACGCTTCCGCCGCCGCCATTGTGCGATGCTTCACCCCCGCAGAACGGGCATGGTTTCAGTTTCGGCGCGGTCATGCTTTGTCTCCTTTGGTGATTGCGTCGAGGATGCGTTGGCGGTCTATGGGGTTAGATAATGCACGGTTCCCATACTGCTGATTCATGTATATAGCTGCCGCATTCAAAACCTCTGCCCGCACGGCGTCCAGCGCGGCGGTTTGTTCTGTGGTGGCTAGGGCGCGGATTTCGGTCTGGTACTGCTTGGCACAGAAATACATGCCGCGCCCGTACCCAGTCAAAACCTCGGGGTCTGTTTCCTGATCCATGCAAGTCTGCATAAAATAATCAGCAAGCACCGCCGCCCGCTCATACGCCGCAGCGGTTTCGGCGCGGGATTGGGTCAGGGCGAGTTCGAGGGCTTCGATACGGTCGGCGGCTTCGTATGCGTAGATGTGACCAAAATTCCGCAGCCGCGCTTTCAGATCATCCGCACTCATGCCAGCACCATCGGTGCTGCGAAGTGGTTGCGGGTGTCGGCGCAGAACCCCGCCCAGTGAGCATTCAGGCGATCCAGATCGGTGGTGTCGCCATGCAGGGTATGGACGCCGCTAGGGCCCGTCATGATGAACAGGCCGCCTTTATAGGACAGGTCTGCCAGCTCCACGGAGTGGATCATGTTGGCCTTCAACATCATCAGGTCGTGTTCGGTAAGCATGTCAGTCTCCAGTGGTTGGTTGGTTTGTTAGAAATCATTGCCATGTGCGCCGTACGGCGTCAATAAAAAAAATGTTTGAATGGTCACAAATTTTATATTGCATCGTACGATGAATACTGTAGAAGGGTCTTACCAACCAACCACAGGAGAAGAAGATGTCCTTCAACGTACAAATCACCCTCGCAGACCAATATGCCGCAGCCAAGGCAGCAGCAGACCTCGCCAATGAGGCGCTGGAAGCCCTGAAGAAGGTCATCAAGGCATCTGGCATCGAAAAGCACGTCGGGGTGACCTGCGACCTCACCCTGTCACTGTCGGAGCAGCGCAGGGTCGACAACAAGCTCCTCCAGACCCTCCTGACCGAGGATCAGATCGAGAGCTGCAAGAAGCCGATCCTCGTTGAAACGATCAGGATCAAAGCAAAAGGCCTCAAATAAGCGAAAGGCTCCCCTCGGGGGGCCTTTTTTGCTACTGTACTCGTACCAGTCAAGTCATTGATATTTATGTGGAAAATAGTAGGTAGGAGTAGAAAGTAGCGTCTCCTTTATATACAAATACTCATCCATATAGGGTCCACCCCCCTTATACACACTTTTCTGAGACACACTCCCTCAACACTCTCTCAAGAGAGACGCTACTCTACTCACTCTACTATATATAATATATATATATATATATATAAAACAGTATGTTAAGGGAATACTAGTATTGAAAAGTGCCGTCCCGAGACCCCTCAGGAGTAGGTTTCACCCAAGACGCTACATTGTGTTTGTTTACAGGGTTGCCGGGATGAACTATTGTGGGCATCTCAACATGGAGTACCAAAATGGATGACTTAGTTCTGATCGTTAAGAATTCGCAGATTGATGGCGTTGTTCGCACCGGGCGTCCAACTCGGACGAAGTTTTCCCTGCGGAAATACAATGCAAGTTGCGTTATCGCGGTTCCGTCGCACCTGATCACCACCTCTGATCGTTGCGAGTTCTACCAGTCTGCGCGTGGCTTCGCCATTCAGTTCACCCCGGATGGAAGCCGTGCAATCTCCAAGGAGCACAAGTCGCGCACCCGAACCGTCAGTATCCCGGTGGAAGTTTCGCGCATCATTGCTGATGTCCCGAACGGATCACAGGACATGGAAGCGCAGGAACTTGAGAACCGGATGTACTTTTTTGCGTTCGATCAAATGAAAAAAGGAGGCCTCTAGGCCTCCTTCTCCCACGGTGCTTTTGACACGCTGATCGGTATTTTTGGAAGCGCGCCGAACGCCGTGTAAGAGCGATCAGGGACCAAAACCGTTTTCTTCAAACGAACCTCCCGTCCAAGAACTCAGTGATTGGCCTGATCCAAATCAGGCCATCACCTCCAATCTTTGAATAAGCAACACTTGGGACAAGTCCGCCTTCGATCACCACTGGAAACAGCACGATGTACTGCCCGCCGGACTTGATGTGCGTCCACGGTCCAGCTTCAGGGAAGTCGACTTCGCGGCCCAGCAGTGTGCGCTTATGCGTTCGCATCTTGGAAAACCTTAGCAAACGGGAACGGCGTGTCCATGCGGTTCGCCTTGATGTGCGCGAAGGTCAGGCGGGCGATGTCGAACGCGCGCTCCACAACAGCGCCGGGCTGCATGACTGGGCCATCCTTGCCGTGCATGGCGACCAGACCCCACTTTTCGATCAGAGACATCGCAAACACCGCTTCTTCGCTAGGAATGCGGTTTTTGACTTCACCGATCTCACCAAACTTCGTCACGGTAATCGTGCGGTCACCCGTCTTGATCATTTTTTTATTAGCCATCTTGGCCTCCATGTGCTTGTGAAGAAGGGGCGCGAACGCCCCTCCATTTATTCCTTGCTTGCCCGGCCCACGAACACCCCTGCAGCGTACACTGCCAAGGTGGTAACGAAGTCGAACACGAATGGCAGGATTGCCTGCGCGACGATCATAGCGACCGTCAGGACGACGCCAATGATGATCTTCGGCATCAGGCCGCCATCAATCGGCTCAGGTCAACGGACAGCTCTTTGGCCAGACGGTCCAGCACGACCTTTTCTTCCGGCTCGATCTCTCCGTCACCCTCGGCCACGTCCAGAGCGGTCAAAACCACGCCCTGCGCCAGCTCCGCGTCCTTGGTAACCTCGCGAATCTCCTCCCACAGGCCCATGCGGCCCACACGGCCCCCACCAGCGCGCTCCAGCATCTTGTTGATGCATGTTTCGATGGCGGACTGATCAAACCCTGCGGACAGCGATTTGTTGGCCTTCACGGCCTTGATGGTCGCCTTGACCTCGCTGTCTTCGATCTCGCCGTCAGCGGCAGCAATCAGAGCTGCGGCGGCGCACACGGCCTCCAGAAAGTCGGTACGTCCAGAGAATTTCTGAACTGCGGCTTCGGCTTTTTTGCCAAACAATTTTCCGAACATCTCAGTTTTCCTCGGTGTTAAGGATGCGGCGGGTGCGCTGATCGACGGTCACGTCAAGGATCATGGCGGCGTTCAACAGTTCGCGATAGTCGCCAGTTTCCTGCGCGGTTTTTGCGAGGGTCAGGGCGGCGTGCGCCTCTTCAAGGCTCTTGCCAACGGGCAGGTGAGCTTTGATCTTGATTTCGAGGACGTTTACATTTGCCATAGGGGTCTCCTGTTTTGGCTGGTTAATTAAAACGGCATCTCCGGCTCAGGCGGGGATTGTTTGGTGATGATGTTGGTGGAAAGCTTTTCCATCATCTTGGTCAGGGGGTTCAGGAATTTGACGTCGATGCCGATGTCTCTTCCCCGATCAATCAGGCGGCCCACTGCGGCGATGAAAGCATCGCGTTTTTCGTCTTCAATGGACGGCAGGGAGGCGATCTTGGCCTCAACACGCTGCAGCAGAACGGCGAAGCCATCCTTGTATGTGGCACTAACAAACTCAGATTTTTCTTGAGCGTCTGCGTCTATGCGAGTTTCGATGCTAGCATTTAGTTCATAGCCGACCCAGTTCAGGCGCAAGGTGATCTTGGGCAGATAGTAGCCCTTTGCGGCAGCAACAGCCGCAAGTCTTTCGATCTCGAGTTTGATTTCGACGGGGTTCATTTTGTTCTCCGTGTGGTTGGTTTGTGATCTTTAACTACATCATCAATGTGGGATGCGCAACAACTATTTTTGGTGATACGCGCACTTTAGGTCGTGGTCCCACCAGATTGCACCACCCTCAAAGGTGCTCTTCGGTCGCCAGTAAAGCGAAGCCGGAAGGACCATCTCCCCTTTCCACAAACACTTCCCGGGACGCTTTGCAAGCCTGCGACCGGATGGCCCGACCTGCCATTTCGCCAGCTTGCATGTATGGCAATCGCTCATGCGTCACCGCCTTTCACGGCTGCGATGGCTAAGTCTAAAGGAAGCTGAAAACTTGGTGGTAGAAGATAGGTAACACGAATATTTTCAATTGCATCCACCAGAGCCGCGATCTGCGCGTCACGGGGGTCGGGCTGCACGTCGAGGGCGGCGATGATGCGGGCAGCGTAGTCGGCTTGGGCTGCGTCGATGGCAGCTTCCAGGGTGGGCACCCCCCCATATTCAACGTTGTTTAGCTCGCGTTCTGGGTTCGGCGCAGACCATCCAAAATCGCCACTACTCCACTGCAACGCCTCGTATGTTCCGATGATGCATTCGGCTGAAAGGCGCGGGCTGCGGTCTGAAATCTTGGCGTCGGCCCACACCAGCGGCTTGACCGTCACCCGCTGACGGCTATCCGCGTTGGTGACAGGATCGGCGGGTTTGCTAGCGGCAACGGCGGCGCGATTGTGTAGATAAAACTCAGCCAGCATATCCACTTGGTCGATTGTGACAAAGCGAACTGCGCGATCAATGCCTGCTGTATACTCTTTCAGGGCTGCATCAATTTCAGTTGTGATCCGTTCCGGCGTGGTCATGCTTTGGCTCCTTTGGTGATGGCGGCGAGGATGGCAGAGGTGCACCCCTTCTCAGCCTCCAAGGCAATCACCTCAATTGCCTCTAGGGTGCATTCGCTCGCCCAGTCTCCTGCCGATAAGCCGAGGCCATTTAGCCGCATGGTGGATATGGTCCAGCCGCTTGCTAATTCATGACCCTCCGCACGCTCTAATGCCTTCGCCGCAATCCCCGCCGCCTCACGCATCCCTTGTTCCCACGCCTCTGCCCGCACGGCGTCCAGCGCGGCGGTTTGTTCTGGGGTGGCTAGGGCGCGGATTTCACGGATCGCATATAGCTTCATTTGCGCGGAGCTGTGTTGATGATACTCAGCACTCACTCCATCATACCAACCATCCTCAAGCCTGCGGACGCTATCTGCCGCCCGCTCATACGCCGCTGCGACCTCGGCCAGTGTGTTGCATCCAAGCTCGATCTTTTTGTGTTTCGATGTCATTGTTCACCTCGGTTCGTATTCTCTTGATGTCTTCGTTGTTCTGGTGGGCCATGTAGCTCACAAGCTCCATCTGCTCCCGAGTAACCCACAGTCTTGGAAGTGGGATGTATCCGGCAGCACGCAGGGCCTTTGCACTTTTTCCCTTCAGCTCACTCCCGTTAGTCATTGGAGTAGAAGACGTGGTCACCCACTATCCCCACCTTTCGGTATGATGCAGCCCAATACGGAGTGATGCTTTTCTCATGGTAGTGATCTGCACCAGTGCAGAACTCGCATCCATTCATGATGACATCTATCGCAATGGACTGGGCCAGTAGCCAAGCGTCCTCCTCAACTGGATCATCAGACTTGCCGTCCTGCGTCCAGCTGAATGCTCCGTCCCGCCACACCTCTTCACAGATGTCACCGCCAATGGCGCGCTCTATTGTGACCTCTGCCACCATCCTCTGACCATCAATTGATTGGTCTCGCGCCTCAAAGTATATGTTCAGTGCCAAACAAAGAAACATTGTTCGATCTCCGTGGTTGTTTGTTGTTTATCTCATAGGCTTTTTCTCAGGAGTGCACAAGCCTATATCGTACGGTTTTCTGCTTGTTATACTTGTGCATGCTGACTTCCTCTGAAATCCGGCCAGCTTCGACCATCTTCTTAAGGCCAGCTTCAATGTCTGCGCGCTTCCACTTGCGCTCAAGCCTGCGCATGATCACCCCGGCGGTCTCCCCATCTGGTCCATCAACCATCTGCCCGATGGTCATCATCATTGCCTTGGCCGGGTCGGTCTTGTCGCTGTCGTTGGCCATGATCAAGCGCATCTTGCTCTCGATGTCACGGCGGATCAGTCCATAGGCCCAGCGGACGTGCTCCACGGTACGCACACCCTCTGGCACGGCCAAGATCAGGCTGACCTTCGAGACCTGCTCATAACCACGCATGGGAAGCGCCTCCAGCCCGGTCCGCTCCTTGTGCTGGTATGCCATCTCGTCAAACAGGTCGATGATGTTGTCCAGCATCTCGGAGGCCTCCTTGGTGGTAGGTATCTCGATGCGGTCACCATAGTGCTCCACCCGGGCAGAGGACTTCGTCATGTCAAATGACCCTCCTGTAGCCAGCTGCTGCATTGTGGCCTTGATGTTTTCCGGCATGTCGGTCTTGCGCCAATTCTTCTTTGTCGGCGGCGCTGTCTCCTGCTCGATGCACAGGATGGCACGACCGATGAACCCAGTGGTGGCACTCTCGTACGTCACCAGCTCGTTGAAGTTCTTCTCGGTGGTGTATCCGGTCATGGCCAAGAATGGCCTGTCGATGCCCGCATCAAGCGTATCAAGCTGGTACGTAATCGCCGCCGCCCTCTGGATCAGGTTTGGTGCCTCACCCTTCTCATCCATGACCTTTTCGATCTGCATCAGCTCTTTGCGCAGGTGACCACGGATTTCCTCCTTGAGGTCTCCTGACACCATCAGTCTACCGTCAGCCTTGGAATATGCCGACATCAAGAGGCCAACCACGCCCTCCAGATAGGACGCCCCGCTCTTCTTCGCGCTGCTGATCCGCTGGAACAGGAAGCCAACCTCGTCCATCATGTAGGCTGCCATCTGGTGCCGTGTCAGGTTGCGCGCAATCTCCTGCTCCGACTTGATGGTGCCATGCACAGCCGCAGAAAGGCCGCAGTGCGCCAGAACCTCTGCTGATGCACCAAGTATGCCATCCTTGCCTGAACCTGATGCTGCGACGTTGAAAACGAACAGGTTTGTGGTGGCCCGGTCGCGATCATCCCGATAGCGGAGGCCAAACACAACGCCCATGACCCAGATTGCCGACATGGCTGCCAGAGCCTCGCGCTTCCGTCTGGTCCGGCTTTCGATCCAAGATGCCAAGTTTCCAGCAAGGCCGGGCGGCCTCAGTGGGTCAAATGACGATGTGTCGATGACCTTCGGGCTGGCATACTCGGTCGGCGTCTGGAACTGGAATTCCTTTTCCGGCTTGAACGTGACTGGCTGGATGTAGCCGTTCTGCTCTGCGTAGTGGACAAGCGTTCCCAATGTGACCGGGTTCGCGGACCGCCCGAAGCTGTGCCATTTGTACTGCATGGACGTGTCGTCGTATTTGGTCGACTGCTGGCTCCAGCGGTCCCACATCTCGAACGCCGAACCACCAGTCGCATGGTGCAGAGCCATGCCGATCTTGATCCATTCCTCGTAGTCCAGATTGTTGTTTGGCACGTAGGACAGCATCTCTGCCAGCTCCGTGTCACCAACGTCGACAACTTTGCCACCCATATCCGCCCGGTGCCGCTCCGGCACGCGCAGCATCGCCAGCAGGGCGTCCGGCACCATGTCGATGTCTTCCGGCGACCCAATGGCAATCGTGTACGGAACACCACTTGAGTGCATCGAGCCGGGCCCCACCACGAACGCGGCCCCAGACTTGAAGTCCAGACCGGGATAGTCGGCCAGCTTGACCACCAGCGCCACATCCTCCGGCACCCTGAAGTAGTAATGTTTGGAGCCACCACCGGAACCAGTGTTGACGATCAGGCCAGCGCCCATGATTTCAGGCACCACCTCCACCAGCTTCATGAAGCTGTCCACACCGCCGTTGCGGGCGTCCACGTCGACAACAAGGACGCTGCGCAGGGCGATGCCATATCCAGTCTTGAACTGCTTCATCATCTCCATCGTCTCAAGCTGCTCTTCGCTCCAGTGTGGCGTGTGCTGCCAGTTGGAGACGCGAGGATGCTTGAACAGAGACTTCTCAGGGCACTGGGGATTTCCGCATTCGCATTTCCCGTCCTTGTCGCGGCCATACAGACCGAAGACGCGAAATCCAGCCTCCCAAAAAATGCGGTAATCCATCATTAAGCCCCTCGGCTGAAAAGGTAGTTCTCGAGCTTTTCGATGGTCGGCAAAGAGAACATCTGCTCACTTCCCTTTGCGATGTTTCGTACGGTGTTCGCGTGCAACTCCGTTCCTTCTGCAACGCGGGACAACACGCGATCCTTTAGCGCAATGCGGATGCGGGCAATCCTGTCGGGGATGGTGTCCCTGACACTTGTGACTTCTGACATAGTGATTTGTTCCTTTCGTGAACTTAGCCTGTTGACAATCTCACAAGCTGTCCGTAAGTTCAAGAGCGTAGAAAAGGAGATGAGATGTCTGAACTCGATAAGATCGCAAAACCAAAGCCCCAGCCACTGGCAGCAACCATCATCGGTGAGGCCGGTCTTGGGAAGACCTCGCTGGGGGCAACATTCCCCAAACCGATCTTCATTCGCGCTGAGGATGGCCTGAAGTCCATCACGTACAGCGAGATGCCCGATGCGTTCCCGGTGCTGAAGACCGTAGAAGACCTCTGGCCCCAGCTGTGGGCCTTGGCAAAAGAAGAGCACTCTTATGAGACTGTCGTGATTGACACGGTCTCGACGCTCGACACGATGTTCACTGACTGGGTGGTGGAGACCGACCCGAATAAGCCCAAGAGCATCAATCAGGCACTGGGTGGGTACGGAGCTGGACACAACATGGTTTCATCCCAGCACCGCCGCCTGCGCAAGGGCTGTCAGTACCTTTTGGACCGTGGAATGAACGTCCTGTTCCTTTCGCACGCCGACACCTCGACCGTCAGCCCGCCGGATGGCAACCAATACACCCGATACACGATGCGGATGCATGACAAGTCCATGCAGCCATACGTCGACAATGTCGACTTGGTGGGCTTCCTGCGCCTCGAAATGTTCACTAAGGGTGATGGTGACGTCAAGAAGGCAATCTCCACTGGTGAGCGCCAATTGGTGTGCCATGCTATGGCTGCAAACGTGTCCAAAAACCGCTTCGACATCAACGAACCAATCGAAGTCAAGCCCGGTGTAAACCCGCTTGAAGCATACCTGATCAAAGGAGAAAAAGCATGAACGATTTCTGGAACCTGTCCGACGGCGAAGATGTAACGCAAAACGCGAGCGGTTCTTTCGACGCTGGCGGCGGAAACATGATGCCGATCCCGAACGATACTTCCGTTCTGGCGGCCATTGACGAAGCCAAGTGGGACAAGGACGGCGTGGGCAACCGCTTCATTTCACTGCGCTGGGCGGTCCTGCAGCCAGAAGAATTCGAGAACCGCAAGGTTTTCCAGAAGCTCTGGGTGCTCGATGATGAGCCGAAAGCAAAAGACCCAGTGAAGAAGCGCGACAAGGCAAAGAAGATGCTGGGCGCAATCGACATGAACGCTGGCGGGAAGCTTCTGGCAAAGCCCGTCATACCCACAGACAAGTCGATAACCCCCAATCCACA